ATCGATTACTTTATAGGTTGCTCCTGACGGATGTATTGATGGCGCGGTAGCAACATAACCTTTCCATTTAATGTCAATCCCATCAGTCAATTTACCTTTGAATACATCAGATTTATCAGCTGTGTAATAAAGGTGCAAGCCATCACCAGTTTGAACTGTGTAGGTTGGCTCGAACTCAGGCAGTAATTCGCCTCCATTGCGGTAATCAATATCAAACACCACTAAACCTGATTGATAACAGGCTATGCCAATGTTGATTTTCTCGTCATAGTCAAACCAAAAGTTGATAAGTTTCTGGTCATTTGTAGCTGATAGATAAGCCCTTTGAGCCAAGTCAAAATGTGGATCTTTTTTCTTAGGCAGTAAAGGCAATACGGACCAACCTCTATCTGCATACTCTAAAGCAGCTTCTCGGCTGCCAGTATCTATTAACATGTCGCTCCCTACATATCCACAGTATCTCTGTGAATACATAAAGTTTGACCTAAATCAAGGCTTTAAGCGAATTGTTTTTCGGCGTGTTTTATAACGATTAGATAACGCCAATATCCTCAAATTCATCGATATGATCATCAATCGAACGATCCCGATAGTCGGTTTCAAGCCCCATAGACCTTACCTTCAAATATAAAGCTGCCATCGGCATTAATTGGAACAGTAATAACTTGCACTTTGCGATCCTGCACATAAGCCACAGCAAAGCCAGTTTGCCAATTTGCGTATCCTCTGGTGTATGCCATGCCTGAACTACTCAAATCTACTAAGTTACCAACCTCAACACCCCACACAGTTCGCCCTAATTGCCCTCTAGATGCCTCTGTAAAGGCTGATTGCCCTAATCTATGGGTGTGACCACACACCACGCTCTTTCCAAGCCTCCTAGCCCCATTTAAGGCTGTTTGACCAGGCACTTGGCTAAGAGGAAAAGCATCGCCATGAACGGCAGTCCAACCATGCGCCCAGTCCAAGCCATAAGGGTGGAACTTGATGCCTAACTTGTCATAACCTAAAAACTTCTCATACTGCATTTCAGGCAGATTTAAGAAACTGGGTAATCGTTTCTTGATTGATCGGTAAAGCCTAATGCCATGATTGCTGCCTAAAACATCGGTTACGCCAAGATAGGTTAAAACCTCTTGAGTAAGCACTCTATCATCATGGATGTTGCCAACCATTTCATCAATACTTCCAGCATTAAAACCACCAAGCTGTGGAAGATCTATTTCATCACCAATGCAAATTGTGCGATGGGGTTTCCATTTGGTAAGAAATTTACCTAATGACTTAGTTGCCTTCTCATTAAAGAATGGAACTTGAAGGTCACTTACAAACGCGATCCGTTTAATCATCATCCTGATCGTCAGTTGGATCTATTGATGGAATAATTCCGCCATCTCCCACGACCCAATTCGGAAATGTTTTTACTTCCGTCATGAGCCAAAATGCGTGCTCAGGCGAAAAACCTGCTTTTCTTGCAGCTGTATAACAGGTATGTAAAGCCAAGTAATGTTGATCCATTTTTGTTAATGGCTCAGGAGAACGGCGAACGATACGCCTATTGATCTTTTTGCGTTTCGATGATTTGCGTGTGTTCGCCATAAAATAAATTATCGCTTAACGATTAGAGAATACAGATCATCAACACGCTGTTCTAATCTGTTTAATTGATCCTTCATGCTTGAGCCACCATTAGGCTTGAGTTCTTGCAGGTATGACTTAATAACGAAGCGCAGAACCAACAATAAACTTGTTAATATGGCGCATACGCCAACGCTTAAACCAACCCATTCGTTCGGTGTCATTTGGCATTAACGCCATAATCGGCTTCTTTGCCTGAACTTGGATCAATTGCTTTAGCAAGGGGTGCAATTAACGCACCAAGTAAGACTGCAAACTCAGGTCTAATGTCAGCAACAATTGCCAATGCAACAGTTATGCCACTAGCTGCCACAGCTCTTAGATATGACTTGATTGCTGCTTTGTGTTTTTTAGATAGTTTCATTACTTGCCTCCTAGTAGTGGGATGTTAAAAAAATTGCCTGATTGATTTGGTTTGAATGAAACATGAATATGTTTGTGATGTGGGTTAATGCCGCTGTATTTTTTCCAACGCCAGAATGATCTTGGTGAGCAGATTTTCTCTGCGTGGATTATGTAAGAAATACGCTTATCCGATTTTGCTGCCAATCGAATTTGATCTGCCAAAGCATGACTAATTCCTTGTTCACCAGATAAGCCAGCGTCAATGTCGATTGCACATACTTCACCTGTTGGCAATGGGTTGTGATCGGATTTTCTAGATTGATGTTTAAGATCACCAATCCACCCATCAGATTTCCTGCTGCGATCCATGAAGGCATCATCAGTTTGCTCTCTTAACTGAACAGCAGCTTTAGATAACCAAGCCTTCATTAGCCAAGTAACAATTTGAGTTCATCAAGAGTTAAGCCAAGTCGCTCGGCAATTGCTTCTTTTTGTAGGGCTTTTGCTTTTGCGTCTGCTTCGGCTTTTACTAAATCTGCTTCACGCTTTTCTCTTGTTTTTTTCTCAGCAGCAGTTTCATCGCGCTCAGTAATTGTTTCTTCGCCAGTTAATACATTAAATTCTTTTTCTTTTATTTTCATCATTACTCCTTATACGCTTGTATAAACATAGACTGTGCCATTATCAAAATTTGCACCAGCAAATAAACTTATTGAAGAAATAACTGTTGCTGAATTGTAAACTCCACCATGATAAACATGTCTTTGAGCAGATCCACCACCATTGTTTTCAGCACCACCTAAACATTGAAATGCTTTCACACCTGATGAATTGCAACCAGTTATCAATAAAGATCCAGAACAATGTCCATCAGTATTACTTGATTGTTGCGCCATCCAAATTCCTGTTGCAGCAGTTGCAGAATATCTACCGCCAGAAGTAGCAGCATAAGAACTTGGAAAACTTATATGACCACCAAAACCAGTATAATTGCCACCACTATCTCCATTTAATCTTATGTAAATATCAACGCCTGTGCTTACTGTGCTTGCACTTTCTACTAAAACCATAATTTTATCTTTGCCAGATATTCCTGAAACAGTAATTGTTGATGCACCTGTTAATGCTGTGCCACCTGCATTTAACAAAGACCAATTTGCGCTACCACCAGCAGAAGTTGCCCAACTTGGCACGCCACCAGCAACAGTTAAAACCTGACCAGTTGTTCCAATTCCAAGTCTTGTGTTTGTGTTAGCAGTTGATGAACGATATTCAATATCACCAAGAGTTGTTGATGGGTTTAATGCTTTGGTTGTTGTATCAACTGATGAACCAAGCGTGCGAATTGCAGCTGCGCCATCTTTAACCAGCGCGGTATCGTCTGGTGTTGTCCATCCATAATTAGTAGTGGTTGCCATTTTGTCCTATTCTCAGGATACGATTGTAGCGTATTCCCATGTCAATGTTGGATCTATTGTTTGCCATGTTTCAGTTATTGGAACGGTATTCCAACGCATCGCGAACTGGCTGTATGCCACAGGCGATAAGTTAATTGTCAGGAATAATTCATTGAACCTAGTGCTCCATGACCAACCCTCAACATATCCTTCAAACTCACCATTTGAGATTTGCTCAGGTAGGTTTTGGATGTTTAAAGGTTGCCCCATGAATACCCCAAGCAAATTATCCCGATCACTATTGTCGATCTCTGGATTTGTTATTGGAAAGGTAATGCTCTGGAATGCTGGTTGCGGGAAGGCTCTTTGAGCAATATAGCGATCTGCAACAGCTTGAGCATCCACAGCTGAATGGATAGTTGATTGCACACTCTCGCCTTTGTAGCCATAAGTCGCAATTGAGGTTGCTGAGGTTGCAGTTTTTTCCTGACTAAAATTTGAACCATAGTTGATAATAATGTCATTTCGAATATCACCTGATCGAGTAATTGTGCTCAAACCTTGACCAAGTGCATGTCTAGCATCAAGATCAACATACCCGTTTGTAAGCAAGTAATTTTGTCTGTGATCTGCATCGGCATACCCGATATTTCCTTCATTGTCCTCATATAAATAACCAAATGCTGAGTTAGCAATTAGGCTTGCAATGTTGTAAATGGTATCTGGATCTTGACCGCCACCTCGACTTTGCATTGTGTAAAGACCAGGAGTATCAATTTCACCAAGTCCTAGATTTAACGCATTAGCCCATGTTTCGGTTGCATCATATCCTGCCCATGTTGAAGCTGCTGGCACATCATTCCAAGTGCCAAGTAATACGCTAGACAATAGATCATAAATTTGATTGCCATCTTCATCTTGACTTATTGCATCGCTAAATAATTCTTTTGCTAATTTAACAAGTGATCCCATTGCAAGGACTGAGTATTCGACAACAGTTGCAATTCCACCTGTTTGTTGAACGCTAACAGTCAGATCAGTAATATCGCCACCAAACAAATTAACATAAGTTCCTGCGCTGTTTTTGACTTGCAAACTTAAACTATCATTAATGTCAAATGGTAAAGTTTGACCAGATAATGCTACGAAACTGACTTGAATGTAAGATGGATTAGGTTGCTGGTAAATATCTGAGCGACCAGCTTGATGAGCAATATCGCTTATTGCGATGTCGGTGTAATCAACACCTGCAACTGTAAGTTTCCAATCGGGCGACCATGCAGTCATTGTTTCCTACTTTACAGCTGCGCGAGATAGATATGGATTTGATCTTGCTGCACTATCATTTACAACCTTAGCCACAGCTCTTGCAGCACCTTCCCCATCAATAGCATTAACAGTTATGTTTGTAACGCCTTGCCCTGTTGTATATGTTCCACCGCTTGGTTTTGGAACTGATGGTAATGATGATCTACCTGCGGATGGTGCTGGATTAGGTATTGCACCTATATTAACTCCGGGAATGATATTAACCACTCTGATCAATTCATTGGCTAGAGATACAACTAAGCCAATTGCTTCTCTAAGGAATGTAATAAATCCTGCAATAATTCCTGATATGGCTGCTATGGTTTTACCAAAACTTTCAGCACCTCTTTGAGTTTCAGTCAATGCTGCACTCAAACCTTCATCACCTGTTAATCCTGCAATAAATCCATTAAGTGTAGGAATACCTTTTTCGCTTAAGAATGTAATGAACTGCTCAACAAATGGTAGCAATGCAGTTCCTAGACTTTCCTTAGCCTCATCAAATCCAACCTTTAAGCGATCAATCTTTCCTTGAAATGTTTCAGCATTTGTAGCTGCTGCCCCACCATAAAGTTCAGATAATTTTGCTTGAACCTCAGTAAAAGATAATGTTGAAAGTTCCGCTTTAGATAATCCAAGCCCTAATCTACCAAGAGCTGTAGTGTTACCATCCTGAGCACGACCTAATGCATTTGCGACTGTTTCAAGTTCAATGCCTTTACCTTTTGAAATATCTAAAGCAAGGCTTAATAATCTTTGTGCTTCACCAGTATCTTTTGTGCTAACTGCAAGTCTTTGCATGGCTGGTCTAAGTTGATCATCAGCAACTCCAGTCGCTAAGGATGTTTGAAGGATAAAATTCTCAGTTGCCTTTATTTGACCTTCAGTTGCACCTGTGGCAGTCCTTAAAGCATTCGCTAACCTAAGTTGTGCAGCTTCATCTTCAATAGCAGCCTTGACCCCATCAATAGCTAATTTAGTGCCATAAGCAGCGGCAGCAGCAGCAGCAACCGCAAATGCAGCAGCAGCCTTTTTCCCAAATGCTCCAACTTTACTTCCAAAAGTTTCAATCTCGGTATCAGCTTTATTTAATCCCTTTTGCAGATTGTCAATATCGGCAACAATTGAAAGGGTTAAGGCTCTATTACTATTTGCTGCCATCTGACCATTCCTTTACAATGTCGCTAATAATTTCTTCAAACTCTTTAATAATTTCTGGTTGTGATGCTCTAATTGCTGGATAAATAAACCAACCTCTTGAACCCGGACCTTTTGGCATCGGTCCACTCCATCTTGGAAATTGCGGATAATTGCTAGATCCAAATTCTGCACCAGCACCAATACCTTTGCGATTACCTTTTGCATCATTACGAGTATTGAATTGAGTTGTTGCACCACCTGAAAATCTTTGTGAAGCAAAACCAAATTTTAATTCACCTTGCAATGATGATTTTTTAACTTGCCCGCCATCAGCAACTCTTTGTGCAACTTTGCCTCTTGATCTAGCAATGGCTCTAATTGCAGATAATTGCTTTCCAACTAATTCTTGAATTTTTCTTTTGGCTTGCTCTTTAGCAATATCATCCATACTGCGAAAAACTCTTGAAATTTGATTAAGTTCTTTTTTGGAAAAGAAGATTGAAGGTTCGGTGCTAACTGCCATGTCGCGCCTCCAATACTTCAATCGCTGTCAAAATGTCCTCTGCATCAACCCATTCACTCATTGGTATTTGTGTGGCTATTGCCAACTCAACCAATAATCTGTTTAGGCTTCCTGCGGGGTGGCTTTTGGGGAAACATCACCGACTATTACATCGGAAACGGTTTCCATCCAAGCCTCAAATGGTTTAACTGGTTTCCCAGCAGCTTCGCGCTTATGAGCGTTATATGCTAAAAACATCAGATCCCACATTCCAAGTTTTTCTTTGGCTTGGCTTATAGTGTGACCAGTTGATTTTTCCCACTTAGCCCACTCAGGCGGTTGGGCAATATATGTTGCTTGCTCGCCTGAGTTATATTCAATTGTAATTGGTAACTTCATTGTTTGCTCCCGTTTGTTTAATTAAAGTGATTCTGTTACTGCGCCTTTAGATACTTTGAAAGTAAATGTTGCAGTTTGTGCATCTGCACCTGTGCCACCAACTGGTGCTGGGTAAGCTGGTAAGCAGTCAAATGCAAAAGTGTGTCCTGTAAAAACTGTCATTGTAACTGTGAAAGTTGTATCTGGACTGTTATCTGCTGCTGCCCATAGAGCCTCACAAACTGAACTTGTCTTGCCCCAGTCTGCCAAGATCTCCATTGTAAACTCAGCCTCAACATTTGTTGTTTTATATGCTTCGCCATCAAGTGTTTGGTAAGTTTGACGATCCATTGTTTTTGTTAAAGTCGCTGAAAGTGCTTGCGCATCGATGTCTGTTCCTAATGAACCTGAAAAAGACAGCGAAACATCGCGACCTGTAATTACTTGGGTTGCCATGATTCTCCTTAGATTGTTCGTGTGTAGTAGGTGCTGACTCTGACATCTGCGATTAGCAGCGTGCTTGCTCCAACTGTTGTTACTGTTGGTCTTTCGACCGAACTGACAATGTATCCATTTGGAATAACTGCCAGAACACTTATGACTAACTGCTCGATATTGTCGAGTGATGCAGGATTGCTGTTATATGCAACTGCAACTGATATTGTAAAATTGACTTTTGCTCTGATATTGCTCTTGCTAATTGTTTCAAATTCTAGGTATGGGCTATCTGGAACAACAACCACAGCTGGCGGAATAACTGTTTCAGGCACAAATGCATAAACATTTCCTGCCACGCTAGATAAGGCAGTTGCTAAAGGTGTGCGGATTTGTTGAAGGATTGTTTCATTAGGCATTTATTGACACATACTTTCAGGATCAATGTAACTGCCCAATAATCCTACCGTTTTATTGAAAAGCGATCTCCCCATGCGAAACGGAGTTGCTGTAAAATCTACGCCTTCAATTTGTCCGCCACCGGCTAATCTTGCTTGGAACACTTCTACTGAAACTGTGTAAATTGCTGACTGCACTGCTGCGTTTCCAACATAAGTTGTTGCATTTGATAATGTAGCAGTTCCGGATGGGATGACATTAGCTTCCAATACATTTGCATTTGTGATCGATGCTGTAAAGGTAGTATCTGTAAGATCGTCAGCCAATACTGTGCGAGTTCCGTTGTATGGGCTAAGACATC